CTCAGTATCATCAAGCACACCATCAACCCTCAGATGAGCTTTTAGCTCCGTTAAGGTGATCGGTTCGCTTGCTGGTTCGGAAGTGATTGAAAGCTCATACATATTAAACTCGGCAAACGCCGCCATCTGCATAGGTAGTGTCAGTTAATGTTGGTGCGTGATTCTTTGATAGAATCGCGGTTGCTGAGATAAACGATCCAGCAGCACCATCACCAGCAGTCGCAACGATATCAAAGTACCGTTTTCGGCCAAGCAAGTTGACTTGGAAAACGCAAACTTGATTGTCGTCAGTTGCACTTGGAAGTGCTAACGTTCCACCTTTGGTATCTGTTCCACCATTAAAGTCAGCACCACTCAAATCAGCATGACCTGATCCAGCCGTGTCTGATTGGGTTAACTTCAATGCAGCCATTGCAATATCAGTTGCACCAAGAGTGACAACAACCGTTAGGTAATCAGCACCAAGAGTATCAATCTCAACTGACGTTGCTGAAGCATCATCCAGAATAGCGGCTGGCGGAATGCAAGCCCTAAATTTTGCATGTTGTAGTTCATTCATTTTATCACCTTTTTTTTGTTTGTTTGGAAAAGTGGACCGGTCCACTTTTCAAGTCAAAAATCTATTGACTAGCTTGCGGGGGTGTTGATTGCGATCAATGCACCAGCTTCGGTTGCCGTTCCTGCTGAGTGAATGTTGATGTCAAATCGCTCAGTACCTTTGACAGCGATCTGGTCTTCATCCCAATATCGTTGATCAGATACACTCATCGACATTCCACGACGATCACCAAACAACGCTGCCATGTTTAGATCACCAAAGTAAGCCAACGTGGTGCTGGCAGTATCAGCAATCGTAGTTGGTAGCACTTGCGTCCACACAACTGGATAGCCAAGGAACTGCAAGCCATTTCCAGACTCAAGCTCACGTGATGTGTTACCACCTGAAGCATTCTTCAGATTGTCCATTGAGGCATAATATCCAGCCTTTGAAATGAACCACGCTGGCATGAAGTTCTCATAATGTGGAGTCTTGCCAATAACCGATTCAAAATCAGTCAAGGTAAGATCAGCAAATGCAAGATTACCAGCAGCTGCGGTCATCGTGTACTTTGAACCAGCGGCCAGAACGTTCAACGCTCCAGTCACTCCGTTGTAGGTGCTCGAGCCGTCACCGTTGAATCCTGCGTTATCCTCAGCGTAAGAAAACGCCAAAGCCATCTCACGACTCACTTCATCAGCAAGCTGAATCATTGAATCTTCATTCACCTCATCGCTCATCTTAAGCCATGCTTTCCACTTACGTGCGACCAACTCGATCGGGTTGTAAGTTGGGGAAGTTCGCGTTCCAGAATTCGAACCTTCATTGCTTGGTGAAGTTTCGCCAATTGCATACGCTGTCAACCCGCCTGTACGAACTGGAACAACCTTGCGATCAGAATTCATTGGTACTGATTTGGCAAAACTTCGGAAGACACCAAAAGACTCAACCAAACGAATGATGGCAAGTTCCATTTCGGTCGGAACAAAGATACCGCCTTTTTGGTCTTCACCTTCGTAAAGCGTAGTGTTCTGGATTCCATGATCATTCAACCAATCTTTTGATTTTTTGTGGTTGAATAACCCAGCCGCAATTGATCGGCCTGAAATGTAAGCAGCCTCGAGCGATTCGTGATCGTTGCCAAATGCTTTCAATGATCGACGTGGCTTGGCTGATGCTGGAATCTTGATTGAATTATCAACAGGTGTTGACGCTTCCAATTGTCCGCCAGTGTTTTGCTTTGCAAGCAATGCTGAGATCTTTTCGTTGAGCTGCTCTGACTTTGCAATCGTTTCAGCGTTGGCCAGATTGGCTTGAAGCTTCTCAAGCTCAGAAACTTTGGCTTCAACTTCCGTGACTTGCTCATCGCTTGGTGATTCCACCTCACCAAATGCTTTCAGTTCTTTTTCGACATCGCTGATCGATGCCTGAATCTTTTTGATATCCATTTTTGGACTCCTCTGACTGGTCAGGAATCCAACGAAAAACGGCGGATAATCCCAACAATTGAAAAAACAACAATTGTCAAAACTACTCGCCGGTCAGCATTCGAATTGATCTAGTTCAAATATACCACAAACATCATCAAAAATCAAAATCAACTGTTAACGGTTAACAGTTGATTCCTCATTTCAACGTCGCAAGCCTAGCTTTGATCCGAGCTGCGTTGATCTTTCCACGGTTCCTTGCCGATGCAGCAAATCGTGGTACTGAATCACTCTGCAAAGCTGCTGGAACGTTCTTGAAGTTGAATACGCTATTATTGAGTTGAGTGTCAGTCTCAAGCTCCTCAGAGACAACACGATCTGCGAATCCATTCTCAACAGCTTCGGTTGCTGTGTACCAAACCTCAGAATCAAAGATCGCCTTGATCTCATCTGCACTTTTTCCGGTCTTGTTCTCATAAGCCAAAGACATTGCTTCAGCGTGCTTGTCGAGTAGCTCGGCCGTGTCTTTCATCACGGTTGAGTTTCCATACGCAATCGTGAGTGGCGCATGGACCATCATCAAAGCATTCTCAGCCATCACGACCTCATCTGCTGCCATTGGGAAATAGCTCGCAGCAGAAGCGGCCAGTGCATCAACCATGACCGTTACTTTGCCTTTATAGTTTTTGATCTGGTTGAACATGCTCAATGCTGTGTGTACATCTCCACCGGGGCTATTGACTCTGATGGTGATGTCTTCGCCTTTGAAAGAATCAAGCCCTTTCTTAAAGTCGCCATCTGAAACACCGCCGAGCATGTCAGCTCCTACCACATCATAGAACCAGACGCTGTTTTCTTTTTTGTCGATCTCAAACATTTTCCATTCCTTCGCAGATAGTAATTATTTCTGATTGCCAATCATCTGACATCACATCAGATACACTGTTTGCAATTTCTCTTTTGATTTCTTCAACCCACTTCGCTGGTTCAAACTCAACACCAACTGACTTGGTTCTTTGCTCAAGCTTATCAGGGACTTTCAATCCTTCAAAATTGTTGAGCCAGTTGGAAAATTTGCCGATAGCTTTTCTGCGGCACTCCTTCTTAACGATTGCAAGTGTTGAGTTTTGCCATGCCATGACTTGTTCGGATAAGACAGCATTAAGGATAGCTGTCGTCTGATTGTCCGTTTCAGTTTGCTCAGATTCACTGTCGCTTGATTCTTCCACTGGTACATAGTTGGCATTAGGCTGATAGAATCTGCCACCCTCTCCATCTGGTCTTGGGTTTCTGTTTGTTGCTGCTCGATACTCATCAGGACTTGTGGCTCCGTTTGCTGATTCGATTGCATAGATCTCTGCAAGTGTCTTTCGATCCATTGCAAGCAAAGCAGTTGCATTGTGTTCAAAATAGTGCGAATCATTATTCTGTTGAGCCTTGGTCAACAACTTCAGATCACACTCACTTGAGATATCACAAAGCCGTGATGATAACGTCTGATCATAGTAGTTGCGGTTATCTTCAGTCCTTGATCCATATCCACCTGCATCAGGTATACCTAGCTTTGATGGTGGTAAGTTGAACCAGTTCGCCATCTCTCGAGCTTGGTGAGTTCTCGTCTCGTTCATTTGAGACTTCTCAGCATCGATCTGGATCGAGTGGAATCTTGCACCATCACGCAAGATCACTGTCTGGAATGCTTGCCCAGCGTATTTCTTTTGAAAGCCTTGTTCAAGATTGTCCTTCGCTCGCTTCTCAAAACTTGCTGGAATCTCAAGGATACCACCAGCATTGCAATCACCACCGAAGAACTTTGCAGCATGGTTAACGGCTGCAAGTCCAACTGATATTGATGTTCTTGCATTCTTCAGCAAACTTGGTTCAACCACGCCCGGAACTTGATTGCCTTGATAATGCAAGACGTTGTTTGGCTTCAGTGCCACGACTTCAGCATCAGCACCAGATCCAACCTCGGAATAGTACAAGCCATCTTTGATGCTGAAAGTTGTCCGGTCTGGTCTAAGCAAATACAAGCCAAGCGTTTTGCCATTGGTTGGATTCCGCTTGATCCAAGCATATGCATTGTTCCAAAGCAGTTGCTGATAGACAAAGTTAGACCAAAAACGAAAAGCTGATTGCTGTTCATTCGCTCGACGTTTTACGATTGAATAGGCTTGGTGCTTCTTATCAACGTCTCTGGCGTTTGGGCCAAGCGATGGCTGCCTCACGTAAACATTGAGTTTCATCTTAGCGATGTCACCACTGATCATTTGCAGAGCTTGTGATATTGGTGCATAACTCACTGTGTCATTCACACCAACACTGATTCCAGCTTCGGTCTTTTTCGATGCTGTGTAATCTTGGAAGATCTCTTGAATCGTCGCTGCTTGTGGTTGCTTTGCTGGGATTCCAAACACTTGATTGATGAGGCTCATTGAGTTTTCCTATTGTGTATCATTCCGTTTACAGTTCCAGCCATTAGCCCCAAACCGCTGACAATCATGCACAATGCCGGGCTGATGATCCACAATCCAACAGCGGTTGTGACAGCTCCAACAACGAACAAAATTGATTGTATTAAATCGATCACCCACTCACCCAGTTTGATTCTTCAAGGTAAAATTGCCCCGCTCGATATGCCTCACCGTGATACGCTCGATGCAGTGCCATGATCCCGGCAACAATGCCATCGATCTTTTTCACGTCATCTCGTTTCGGCTTACATGGTATCTTACCATTTTTCTCGTTTGTTTTGACCTGAACATGTCCAGCTTGCCAATTTAATACCGGATGATCATTGTGTTTCAATCTCCCCTCAACAAGCATCGCCTCATAATTCTCAGTTGGGCCAGCATACATTGCCACCGATTGTTGAAACTCAGCACACTTCCAACGTAATTGATCCTCACAAAACTCATCAATCAAATCATATGCGTATGTTTTATCATAAGCCAAATCGATCACGTCAAAATTGTCATCAATCCATTTCATCCGCTCTTTGACATATGAAAGCTTCACCGTCTCACCCGGAACCAATTCAAGATGACCTGAATCAGCCCAATCAAGGAAACTGCATTTGTCTTTGTTTTCCCTAGCATACTTCTCAGGCAACCAGAACAACGGCCACTGATGAAATATTGGCTCATCATCAGTACTCTTAAAGATCAACGATATTGCTGTCATGTCTCGAGTTTTTGACAAGTCCAAACCAAGCCAAACAGGTTGACCGAAGAAATCATCAATCTTGAATTCTTCAGCGTTCTTTTTCCAATCGTCCATTCTCAACCACGGATTCTCTGCCGTTTGCCAGATGTTCAATCGGTACATCTTGAAGTCAGCAAACAAGCTTGGTGATTGCTTTGACTCATTGAAATCAGATAAGAACTCCTCTTTGTTTGCTGTGTGCCCCCATGCTGGATTTGCCAGCTTCCCGTACTTGATTGGATCTGCTTTGATCTCCTCATCTGTTGCGTCTTGTGGTGCTTCATAAATCCTTCCAAAGACGTTGGGATTGTCGATCTCACCACTGATCACTTTTCTCACATAGTCTTGCCGTTCCTTACCGTATCCATCTGGATTGTTTCCAGCCGTTGAGAAATCAAATCGCAATGGCTCAGCTCGTGAGATCCCAGCACGCGAAATGATCTTGATGAATTCACGATCAACAACGTGAGTCTCATCAATTGCAATGTTGCCGTTTATGCCCTCTTTTGATTTCTTCGATCTCGAGTCACTTGATGAGAGTGGCTTGTAGAATGATCGCGTTGGAATGTGCGTGATCATTTTCTCGCTCTGATTGACCTTGCACTCAGACGACAGCAATGGTGATTGCTCAACCATGTTGATTGCGTGTTCTGCTGCAATCCGTGCTTGTGTTCCGTCCTTCGCACCTCCAAACGTTTTGCCACCTTTCTCCCCATCACCACAAGTGAGATAAACTGACCAAGCTGCAATCGTTGGTGTTTTCTTCTGCTTCTTTGGTATCCATACTGATGACTGATTGAATCGTCGAATCATTCGATCACGATCCTTGGAAAATCGAACCCAACCAAAGACGCTCATCGTGCAATCGTATTGCCAATCAACTTGGCTTGGCTTTGAGTCAAACCAATCACAATAGTCAAAGCATCTTTGATACGACAACTCACGGCCTCCCTCATCCCAATCATTCAAGATTGGAACATCTAATTCAGGATTACCGCACCGCATCAATACTGGCTCACCAGCGTTCTCACCCTCATACAAACGACAGTATTTTTCAATCCACCAAACAGTATAAGCCGCTCGATCAATATCAAACTCGCAACCAGCTTTGATTGCTAATTCGTCGCTCTTGTTTCGTATCCATCTGGTTGCAAGTTCGCTCATCGTTGCCTCGATGATACAACTTGTTTTTTCTTATCTGCTTGCAGTTCATTTCTGCAATTTGGAAACATCCCAAAGCGAGACTTGAATTGAATCAATTCGCGCATCCAATCGGCACGTTGCACTGCTAATGCCGGTCGTCGTGTTGCCCCGTTTTCATTCGTCTCAACCCAACCAATTTTTCCACACTCATCATCAGCGTACTTGATCAACTGGTGCAAATAACACAGGTAACCAAAGCTTTCAACGTCAGATGATTGGATCACACCAAGCTCAACAAACTGATCGAAGTGATTATTCCAGATCCTGAGCCCCTCATCATTCAAATGATCTGGTGGTGTTGCTCCATCTGGCTTGCCAAATTTAACAATATCTTCTGGCCTGCCATGGCGGTCTTTTCGATATGTCCCCTGAGCGATTTGAAGCTCAATTGATTTTGCTGTTGGTCCACGTTTCATAAGTTCCCCTTATCCTGAATGAGTTGTTTTGATTTTCTACTATTTGAATTGCTTATCCTGAGTCATTGGTTTTGCCTATAGTATCCTGTCAGTCATAGGC